GCCAGAGTAGACAATCCAGTAACTGTCAGGCTGGTGCGAGTTCCTACAATCTGTTTTACGGTCGCCATTTACACTCCCTCCAATGCCTGCTGCACCTGTGACGCGGTAATCTCATCCGGCGAAACCGCTAAGCCCTTGAGCGTATCTGCTACAGCCTGCGGCATAACACCACCGGCGGCCAGCGCATCAAGCTGCCCACGTGTTGCTGCCGCGCCGATGTTCAGTTCGCCACGATCCAGCAGTTTTAGTGCCCATTTCACCGGGCTGCTTGTCGCGGCAAGTGCCGTCAAGCCATCGAGGAAGGCCGCGCCCGCTTCTGCACCCAAAACTTCCAGCACCGTTCCATAGCCGATGTTGAGATCAACGAGTTTCGTGCGGCCAATGGACAGGATGCGTGCCAACTCACCGCAATCTCTTGCGGCAAGTGCATCGGCACAGTCATCACGCGAGAGGATTTCGTCACGTAGTGTCATGATTAAGAAATCCTGATAAGGCCGTTAGTCAAATCATTGGTAGGCATTGTCAGTGTGAAGGTAGCAGCAGTTACCGTAGTAGCACCAAAGGTATTCACTGATACGGCATTCTTGCCGGATGCTGTGTTGTTGTAGATCATCACACAATCAAATGAAGTGGAAAGTGTAACTGTTCCAAAGGCAAGTGAAGCAGAGGGTGTCCAGAAAGCTACAACACCTGTACCGCCAGCATTCGATGGGGCTGTGGCATTTGGAACAGTAATACCTCCTGCGGTATATCCAGAACCGGATACTTCTCCAGTTGCAGTATATGCCGTTGAGTCAGCATTGATCGTTGCAGAGGCAAGGTAAAGAGCCGCTTTGAAAGTATCTGCAGCAGTAGTTCCCCGTACTACGCTGGTTCCGAAAGCATGAATCCCGTTTAGAAGATCAAGCCTGAAAGTTTTTGGGATAGCTTGTGTATTAGCCATTAGATTTTCTCCAATTCAGAGTTAAGTTGTTGCCCTTGTTTTATATAAACATGCGCTGATTGCTTAACAATCTCGCCATCAAGCGTATATGTTTCAATGAATTTCATATATGAATCTGTATCCTCCCACGAATGTGAATAAACCAAATCCTTGATAGGAAGATTACCCTTGATAGTATAAATCAATGGTTCATCAGTGTTTTGCATAATTTTTATAATTTCTCCTATTGTGCTGTGTAGGTATCGCCAGAAGGTGCAGTTATTTTAACTGTTCTCCCCTGTTTTTTAAGTTCTATGTCTTGTTTCTTCAAATCAAGTTCCTGTTTCTTCATAGCGTGCTCATCAAGTTTCATCGCAATATCAATATGCTTATTTTTAAGCTCATTGGCAGTATGCGCCATCTGCATTTTTGTAATATCAATCTTGCTGTTAATGTCTTTTTCCTTGAGCATCAAATCAGCGATTTTTGCTCTCTTTTCAAAGTCTTTACTTTCGTTATCTTCATTGAGATTGTTTGAGATTGCCGTCAGAATCTTAGCCTTCACAACATCAGGGGCAAGTTGAGCATCTACTACTGCTTTCTGTGCTTCGGCCTGTGTTTTCTTCACATCAGCCTGTTTCTGCTGTATATCGAGCATGAGTGATTGCTGTTGCGCTTGCACAGCCTGCGGATCAGGTTGCGATTGTGCTTTCATCTGTTCAAGCATTTCCTGCTTGTTATGCAGCGATGAATTCTCGATAATTCCCTGCATTAACACAGGTGTTAGTGGAGAATTTGCGCCTAATGTCTGAATCAGGAAGGCTAACTGCTTCTGCTCATACTCACGTGCAATGATTCCGAGTGTTGCAGTAGGGATAAATTTCACATCCAATGCAGGATACCGTTCAGGATCGAACTGCATATACCGCCATGTAGCCTTGTAGATAAACGGAATCAGGAAATCCTCCTGAAAGTTTATCAATGTGCGCTTGTACTTCTTAATCATTGTGGCTGTAGCCATATCCATGTTGCCATCACGTGAAACTTGCGATACCTGGCCAGCAGAATCTACTGTTCCTGTGGCCATCAGCAACATGCGCTCCAATTCCTTGCTTGTTTCCATCTGAACACCGTCCATCGTGCCAAACTTGAATGGAAACATGATTTCCTGCGGATTACCATTAACCAGAATGTTTTTACCTGGCTGAATCTCGAACTTCATGCCACGAGGCAATCTTGTCGCATCCATTCCCATCATTGGCGCAGTTGTTAGCGCCATTGTGTCAAAGTGAGACCGAATAGATGAGTCAATTCCAGACTGCGTGTTCAGTGATTTTTCAGCCGTACCACGACCAAGTACCCTATTCGGCACTGTATCTGCCTGATAGCATACAATCGGCCTGTCCTGCATCATATATGGAGATTCTTCTGCTTTCAGAATAATCCCGTCATTAGCGATGACAACAATCGCCTCGACCATATCGCTGTAATCCTCGAATTCATCACGGATCATCGGGTCATCAGGCATAACGATTGGTTCATTCTCGATATCACCAGGTGTCAGGTATTCACGAGGAACAAGGCCATAATACGTCAGCATCAGCACCTTATCATCACGGTATTCAGTCAATTCATTGCCACTTTCAAGCGAATTGTCCTTATACATCGTAGAAATATCTACATCTCTGTATTTCCCGCTTTTTATGCCCTGAATGATTTTATGCACAGACACATATCTCTCTATAGCAACACCCATGCAATCATCAATAGATGTTCCGTTAGGGTCAAACAGGAAGTTTTTTGGATTAACAGGGTTTAATCTTACAGAAACACGCTCTGATTCTCCTATGCCATACACTGCCATGCCATTACCAGCAGGTTGCTGCATAGGCTTGTACTGTCTCTGTGTTGAAACAGTAATTTCACCAATACCAGTCCCATAAATCTCTCCAAGAAGCGAGGTATTTTCTATGGATTTTCTTATTTTATCTTTGTCAAAATCTTCTTTTAGCTGATTTTTTAGCTTCTCTACATCAAGTTTTGTCCCATTTGCGTCAACAAGATCATCCTTAATATCAAAGTATTCATTTTGCCCAAAAATCGCTTCCATGATCTCAGCATGGCGCGTTTCTATCGCTTGCTGTGTTGCTGGAGAAACAAATTTGCTACGTTCTGACTTTCTTGTACGATCAGTTTCATCAAATTTACCGTAAAAATTACGCTCATACCTGTTCCAGTTATCAATGAAGTTCTGATCCCGGTAATCTCTCCACTGATCTACGTGTCTAATGATGAATCTTAGAAGTTCATCATCATTTCTGGTTGGCTCATAGAATTGTTTCTGGTTATCACCAAGAATATCAACAATATGCTCATTATCAGAGTTATCTATTATGTTATCCATACGTCTTAAATTCCTGTGATTGAGTCAAATGCTTCATATTCATTATTATTATATGAGCTTGATTGAAGATAGCTCGTTTTTTGCACGTGCTGTATATATGCCAAGGCGTCCAACAAATCGTCGTGAACTCTTTTAGATGGGAACGCCAACATTTCCCGCTTTATCTCATCCCAATTCTCATCTTCATTAAACACAATGCGGCCATGTTCCATCAACCCCTGCAAAGCATACGTAATTCTATTCTCTTTTGCAATACCACCTGTCGAAATCGCCTCAATATGAGCAAACTGCTGGTTCTTTCGCATCAAATCCTCAAGATACGGCAATATCGCCCGCATCAATGGCCCCTTCTCGATTCCTACAGCCAGTGGCTTATGTGCCCTGATATTCAATAAAACCCTGACAACAGACTCTCTAACGTCCCATCTGCCATAATCAATCTTCTGAACCCACCACTTACCGTCATCATATACCCTTACAACTGCAATAGCAAAATAGTCCAATTTGCTTTTCTTGCCTGATTCAGTGGTTACACCGCTATATCCAGCAGGATCAATAGCAATATATGTGGAATACTCACCATCAGGTGCTTTCCCTGTCTTGAACCACTCCAATCTAAGTATATTCGCCCCTGTCGTATCCCACGACGCCTCATATTCACGTAGGAACTCTGCTGTTCCCATGCGTTTTTTGGCTGATTCTATCTCCGCCTTATCAATAAACGGATTATCCGCTGTCGTAAAGTGCCACGACTTCCAATCTTTATCCTCACCAGATTCACCATAATCAAACATCTTACGGAATTCTTCCGCCTCTGGCTCTGGCGTTCCAATGAACAGCGCCCCACCCTTCATATCAGTCAGCGACGGACTTACACTATTCTCCCATGTGCCAGATTTAATATCCTTCATCTCATCCATAACCACGTAGTACAGCTTCTTACCACGCAATCTATCAGGCTTATCCGCCCCACGTATCTGTATTTTCACCCCATTCTTCAGCCTAATATCACCATCATTAATATGCGCCTTCGCAATAATATCCTTCCCAAGATCGAGCACCAAATCCCACATCAAATCGTATGCCATCCCCTGCGTCGGCGCAACATACATCACCCTCGCATCTCTCGCAGGGCACTCAATCCCCTTCGTCAACAGCATAACCGCCGACAATCGCGTTTTACCGCAGCGCCGTCCAGCAACGATTACCTTGAATCGCGTTGTGTCCCCATACACAATTCTCTGCCACGGGGATAAATCAAGCCTGATTTCAGCCATTGTCAATCACTAGCGAGTCTACTGCAATGAAACGCAGTCCATTTCTTTTTTTCACTACATTTATGATAAATCATATCAGGTACATTATCGCTTAATGTATAAATAGCAGTTACATTTGGATCAATTTTCTCGAAAAATTCAATCGCAGACCGCATATCAACACAACTCATCTCTGGCATGAGAATTAGCCCAGAGCGACTTATAAAGTTATATCTAACCTCACCAATTAACCCTCCCATCAAAAACTCACATTCATCTCTATCAAACGATTCATACTCATTCATAATTTAATCTCCTCTTTTAACTTCGATAAACTCGCCTTCAATAACACCGGGTTTGGACTCCAACTCTGGATGCGTCGATCCAATCACAATCTTAAAACTAATATCACCTCCATTCCCAATCCCTGCTCCATCACCCCAGGTATCCCTATCCAGCTTCGCCGCTACCTTCATGTAGTGATCACTCTGCAACTTCGCCACCCCAAGTGTCTCCTGATCGGCATTCTTAACAACATCCATCGCCTTCCATTCCAACTCATCAGCCCGCGCCTTACGCGCAACATCAAATACCTCTGGACAATTCTCTAATACCCATCCCTTCAACACCGTATAACTAATCCCAAGGTCATTAGCAATCTTGCTCGGCTGATTACCTTCAAATAACTGATTAGTCAGATAATCATACAGCCATTCATGGCCTCGCTCCGCAACAATCGAATCAAGAATCGCATACTGTTGCCGTTTAAGTTTTCCCATGATTACTTCCTTCTTCCTGCAAGTGATGATTGTGTTCCATAATTAACTCGAACAATCTCACTCCACGCTCAGGTATATTTACTTTCCCACTTTCCCACCTCGCCCATGTCCTTGGCGATACAAGCGCATATCCCGCTGCTTGCGCTATCGTCATTCTCGCATTAACGCGCATTTGCTTCAATTCTTTGGCTTCCATTGGTATAGTATGACATATTGTCATTGGAGTGGCAATCATTATTTTTTTTTATTTTTTTTGTGGGGAATGGTGTTACTAAAAATTTTCACGCGCGAACATCGTCAGTACCCCCCCCCCAGTTAGTACTCACTAACCAACAGAGCAGCATGAAACTAGCGCGCATCACGTCACGGCATGGCATAGGCTGTCGCTTGCTGGCCTCGCGTCGAGTTCCACCATCGGCAATGAACGGCGTGTACCAGCGTGCAAACGCGCAATGGCAATGGCGCTTGTGGCGGATTGTTTGCAAAGTGATTTTGCATATGGCAGATATGGCAGATATGGCGGATTATCTGGGAAATGGTTTTGAATGGCGAATGGCGAATGGCGAATGGCGGATTGTGGCGGATAGTGGCGGATTTTACGCATATTTGAAAAGTCCTGACGCGCGGGCGCGCGCGCGGAGTAGGTTTACAAAAAAAGCAATGATCCGCCATTTTGAGCACAATCCGCCATTCTTGACAAAATCACGCGGTTTCCCATGCTGGTATCAATAGCGTTAAGCTATAACGTAGCATAATCATGATAGAAATAAATATTAAAAATAATTCTTGACAATCGTGTTTGACAGTTTTATAGTTTGTTCATGCACTAGATTTGGTGCATTTATTTATTAACTAGGGAGTGAAGAAAATGAAAACCACAATAGATTTTTATAAATTCCAGCAAGAATTCGTAGACGCTGGACGAGGGGATCAGTTTACAAATAAAGGCTTGAAGGTGCTGTTTGATTATCTTGAACAGCTGGAAGATGATCTAGGCGAAGAAATCGAACTAGACGTAATAGCCATATGTTGCGACTACGCAGAAGGCACGCCGGAAGAAATAGCAGATGAGTATGGCATGGATCTATCAGACTGTGACGACGACGAAGAAAAAATGGAGGTTGTTGTTAAATATCTTGAAAATGAAACGTCTGTAGTTGGCGAGACTGGTAGCACGATTTTGTATCAACAATTTTAATCCTGCCAAAAATAAAACGAGGGTAAATATCATGGAAAACTTAACAGAAAACAGAATGCAGAAATACCTTGTGGAAGCCGTGAGCAAGCCGGGGATTCTGTCAGCGGCATACTCTGCATTTCATAACTACAGTTTAGGCAATCAGATTGCCGCGTGCTGCCAGTTAAACGCGAGGGGGTTGGGTATTTCGCCGATAGCGTCATTCAAGGCATGGCAAGAAAAGGGGCGTAGCGTCAAAAAAGGCGAGAAAGCGATTGCCTTATGTATGCCGATAGCCGGAAAGAAAATCGACAAGGAAACTGGCGAGGAAACGGTTTATTCGTTTTTTGCCTGGAAAAATAACTGGTTCAGTCTTGAGCAAACTGAAGGCGATGATTATTCGCAAGAATTGGCAATACCGGAATGGACGGCGGATATTGCATTGCAAGCACTGAATATAACTCAGGGTAGTTTTAATCACCATGACGGGAATTGCCAGGGGTACGCTTCAGGCCGGTCAATTGCTATCAATCCTCTGGCAGTGTTGCCGCATAAAACGCGGTTTCACGAAATAGCGCATGTAGTTTTAGGGCACTGTGATGAAGTAACTATGGCCGATGACGATAAAACGCCCAAGGATATTAAAGAAGTGGAAGCGGAGAGCGTAGCTTATATTTTATGTTCACTGCTCGGCTTGCCGGGCTTGGAGGAATCACGCGGTTATATTCAGTCGTGGCTTGCTGGCAATAGTATCAATGAAAAAAGCGCACAACGGATATTTTCCGCCGCTGACAAGATTTTAAAAGCTGGAAAACTGCAAGAGGTGGCAGCATGAAAACGACTAGTGAAAAGCCGCGGTTAGCGCCGCGTTTGGTGCCTGTCCTTGTCCCTGGCAAAGCATGGCGTGTAGACGTTCGTGTAGGTAGCCGCAAGAAGGGCACGCTGCGAACAGCGCCGGTAAGTGAGCCGGTTTATACCCTGGCACAAGCCGAATTTTTCATCATGAATAACCGGGCACGCGATTTTGAGGGGGCCTTGAAATGAATGTAATGAGCTTTGCAGAGCGGGGGCTGATCTAAAACGCGGGATTTCTTCCAGCCGATTAGCAATAGTCGGCTGTAGGGCAATTCTGCCATATATAAATGAGGGAAATATCATGACAACGATTACGATTAAAATTAAAGACATTAAAGCTGTATCCCATGCGATGGCTAACAAGGATATACGCTATTACCTTAACGGCATTCTGGTTGAACATAACGGCATCGAAACGCGGTTAATCGCCACGGATGGCCATAGAATGCACCTAGTACGCGTTGAAAACAATACCGCGCTCGGATCCGAACCCGTGAAATATATTATCCCGCGTGATTTTGTCTTGCAGCTAATAAAAACGAAATTTCCGAAGGGATATAACAAGGAATTGACCTTGACATTCTCAGAAGGTAAAGTATCTGCCGCGCTTCCCAACGGGGGCGAAATTATTTCCAAACTCATTGACGGCGTGTTTCCAGATTATTGCCGCGTTATTCCCAGTATCTTATCTGGAGAATATGCCTATATAAATCCTGAATATCAGCTTGATGCAGTCAATGGGCTGATTGATTATTCGGAAAACAAAGCCATAACGATAAAGATCAAACATAATGGCGAAGGCGCGGCAGTGCTTGCATATGGAAATTATCTCGCTGTGATTATGCCGGTTTATTCTGCGCCATTATCAGATAATCCTGATACAGTGTGGGCTTCCAGTCTGGCCGGCCCTGAATCCGTCCCGCTGCCCGCAGGGTTTGAACACAATCAAGCGGCAGTCGACTATGCCAATAGCCAGGCAGTAACAACATGATACACGCAATTATTGCATTTATCATCGCACTGATCGCGATTATTCTTAAAAGGAACTAGCCATGCTAACTATGCTTATCATTATCGCTATTCTGCTATTACTGATATTGCTTAATATGTAAGCAATAGACTATAATATCTTCACCCCTCGGTGGCTAACGCCACATTAACCGATAGTGGATTATTCGCTATCGGTATTTTTTTGCCTGTGTGCTTCGCAAGCCGCCCTGGCATCATCTGCTGTTTGATACTTACCTATTATTTCTCGCTCCGCTGGTTTACCGTATAAGGCCAGGTAATGCGTTATAAACTTAATTATTAAGTAAGGTTCACAGCGAATCGTTATTTTTCCATCTCGCTTGAATTCTAGCGGTTTAGAATTTATCATTAGCATATTTCCAATCCATGCTGCCAAGTTTAACAATATCAATGCCCAAAAAATATCTTGTTGTCGATGTTTTATGCCGCTGAAAACCGCGGGCTTCCATACGTTGGCTAAAGCGTTTTTGTGATACTACGCCTTCGCCTGCTTTGTCTACGTATGATTTATATGAATGGTACGCATCGCTTGCGCCTACTTTTAATGATGGCCCGACCGTGCAGCATTCCTCGATCCATCGGCCAAGTGTATCTTCTTCGCCAAGATAATCCATTGTTGCCGCTTTGACCGATTCTGGCCGCTGTAGGCCGATCTTTTGCCACTCAATACAGCCTTCAATCGCCCATTGCAAAATCCCTGGCCATTCTTCTTTAAGAAGTTCTGGAAGATTTTTAATTCGCTCGGATTCAGGGATTGATTCAGGAAATTCTACGAAGTGCATTCTTCTGAAAATTTCTTCACCTGTAGACTTGAAAGCTGGCCTGAAATTTCCGTTAACGACTAGCTTAAATTCTGGCCTAAATGTAAATTGTTTCTCATAAAGCCGACGCGCTGATACGGTATCCCTGCCAGTAATAAGTTTAAGCATGGCTTCGTTCCAGCGTGCGCCTTCGTCTGGTTCCGATGTTCGCACCATTCGTGCACCTGCCAGGCTTGCCAATTCTTCCGTATGCCTCTCTATCCTGCTCTCCATTAGCATCTCTATCTTTGCAGTCGCACAGTATCCACCAATATCTGCTTTCCCAAGCATGTCCCCTAGACAATCTATGAATTTTGATTTTCCAGAATTTCCAGCACCATGCACAAAAAGAAACGCCTCCTCTCTGCAATCACCAGTTAGTATGTAACCAGCCCATCTCTGATAATACTTTCGCATCTCTGGATCTCCCCTGGTGCATCTGTCAATAACTTTATCCCAATGTGGAGTTGGCATAGGCTTTGGAGATACGGCAGTCTGTCGGGTAATGTAATGCTCTCTAACTGGTGTCATTATCTGTCCTGTACGAAGGTCAATAGTTCCGTCTGGCGTGCCAAGAAGGAATGGATCAGCGTCAAAATCTTCTGGAAGCATTGCGATTGTAGGCAAAGACGAAGCCCGCCTAAGCACTTTTGCCGATTTATCTATTCCACCAAGACTCCGCCTATCCTTGAATGATAACTGCCCAGCTTCGCGCCACGCAGCCGCGCTATTCAGATAATCCGACACGATATTGGTTACTGATCTTTTACGGTCAATAGCCCATCGTGATCCATCCCAGTGCATCCAGCACTCCCACCCGTGGCAATAAAGCCAATCCTGCCCATCACTATTAGCCCATACTTTTGCTAGGTGGTCATCGCTGAATTCGATCAATTCAGGTGCTAGAGATTCAGTTACCCGTGTGTGCCGCTTTAATTTTGCCGGTTTAACCGCTGGCGCATCGGCTATCTGTTGCGGTTGCACGTTAATAATCATCGGCATATACGGCTCTGGTTCGAGCGGCGGAAGATCATATATTGACGAATCTTCATCGAATTCAGGCGCGTGATTAGTCTCCGAATTGCCGCTTAGTTGCTCTGGTAGCGCCGTTTTTTTTTCAGCCTCATCACGTTGTTTTTCAATCTCTCGGCTTGTTAGTGACGTGATTCTTGGTTTTGCCCATTCCTGCAATTGTGCTGTAGTCCATCCATCCTCAAGCGCATCGGCCAAGTCCCATTTATCTGGCTGATCTGATGTATCTATAATTCTCACCTTACACCCGATAGCAAGCAGAAATCCAGCAACGCCGATCATTGCATCATGGCCCGCGCCTGATTTATCCGCATCTGGTATCAACAGAATATCGCGGTTTGTAAGCGGCGACCAATCGACGGCTTTAATCCCGTTCGCCCCGCCAGGCCATGCAATGCAAACCATTGCGGGGAGTAATTTTCTAGCTGCATCGGCGGCTTTCTCTCCTTCACATATAGCAACCTTCGCATCCGGTCGTGCTGCTAGTAAGTCCAGCCCATACAGCGGTCGCTTCCCTGCCGTCCATGTTTTAGGCTTCCATTCAGCCTTAGCGTTTTCTGAATATGATCCGAATGTATATGGACGGTATGATTTTTGATCCTTTGATTTTTCATATCTAGCGACATATCCCAAGCATCGGCCTTGCTCATCGTTGTATCTCCATATTGCAACAGGCTGGCCGTAATCCTTGGAGGTCATGTCTGGCATTTCCTCTGGCGCTACTTGGTGAATCCACTCGTTCATTGCTGGTTTGATAGGCTCTATCGTTGCCATTTTCTTTCCCCCGTGAAATCCATTTGCTTTTAGTCGATTGATTGCTGCTGATTCGTCGCATCTTTCAAGCACCATGATGGCATCTATTACCGTACCGCCAGCACCGCAACTTTTGCAGTGCCAGCGCATTATGCCGTCACCTTTGCTTTCATACACTTGCATGGAGGGATTTTTTTCAGTATGCGCTATACATAGCCCATCCCACTCTGCACCGCGTTTTTTAAGCGCAACACCATAGCTTTCTAGCAACACTACAAGATTAGTGTTGCGTTTTAGATCGTCTAGGTCGTTCATTTTGATTACCTAGCGCTTCGATGGCTTCGCATTCGATGGCTTCGCCACAAGTTTTCCATTGGTCGCTGCTTCAATAATTCGTTGCGCTTTATAGGGTATCGCACCCTTATTTTCCCAATGCCTGATAGCAGGTTCCGTGTAACCAATCGCCAGCGCGATAGCCAAGCGGTTTCCACCGTAATAGTCAAGTAGTTGTTTAAGAGTCACAGCTTTCTCCTTATTTAAATATAGCGCATTGTGGCATTTTTGAAATTATTTTGCAAGAGATTCAAAATAAATGTTGACAACAATAAAAAAGCGTGGATAATTTGAATCCTCGACAACCAAACAAAGGAAAAATTATATGAAAACGAGGATGTATAAGGTAATAGAAAAAGCAACTGGTATTGTGAGACTTATTGACGCATTCAGTGCAGACAAGGCCATTGCGTTTATTGCTGGAGATAGGTACGAATGCAAGGTAGCGAAAGCTGCTGATATTGCCCAGATTATTGGTAGTGGCGTTAAGGTAGAGAAGGCAAGGTAAATGATTTTAGCCATTGGGGATACGCATGAATGTCACACTATATAAACTGGCAGACGAATATCTTATAGCTGCTGAGAAATTGCAGGAAATGGACATGCCGCCAGAAGTTGTAGAGGATACCTTAGAATCAATTTCAGGCGATATTCAGGAAAAGGCTACTAACATTGCCATGCTTGTCAGGAATTGGGAATCGACCGTCGAAGCAATGGAAAAGGCTGAAAAGGAAATTGCTTCACGGCGCAAGGCGGTTGAAAATAGGATAAATCATATCAAGGAATACCTGCTATTTAATATGCAGCGCACAGGTATCAAAAAGATTGATTGCCCATATTTCTCACTGTCTGTCAGGAATAACCCGCCAAAGGTGGAGATATTCGGACAGCCGCCGGATGAGTTTATGCGTCATCCTGAGCCACCACCACCAGCGCCAGACAAGAAGGCCATTGCAGAGTTTTTGAAGGCGGGGAATGAAGTTGATTGGGCAAAACTTGTTCAAACTGAACGATTGGAGATTAAATAATGAGTACAAATATCATACCTGTGCAAGACATAGAGCGCATGGCAAGTGCTGTCGCAGCATCTAACCTGTTTGGGATGAAAACCAAAGAGCAAGCAATCGCGCTTATGCTCGTTGCTCAATCAGAGGGGCTTCATCCTGCACGTGCAGCAATGGAGTATCACGTTATTCAAGGTAGGCCAGCATTGAAAGCCGATGCCATGCTGGCAAGATTCCAAGCTGCCGGAGGAAAGGTTGATTGGAAGGAATACACGGACGATAAGGTTTCAGGAGTTTTCTCACACCCAAGCGGAGGAAGCGTTACAGTCGACTGGACAATCGAAAGAGCAAAACAAGCTGGTGTTTATGGGAAAAATCCAACATGGAAAACTTATCCTAGAGCCATGCTTAGGGCGCGCTGTATCAGTGAAGGAATCAGAACTGTCTACCCTGGTGTTAGCGTTGGAATTTATACCCCTGAGGAAGTTCAGGATTTTGATGAGAAGGATGTTACTCCGAAACAAGAAAAGACTAGCAAGATGCCAGAGTCAATTAAAGAACAGGCAGATAATATGAAGGCTAAAGTTGCTGTTAAAAACTTTATTGAAGGCGAAGCGACAACGATTACAGGCGATCCAATGGAAGGCGACCTAACTGGTATTGGCGGAGACTATCCAATGACAGATAGCATAAAGAAAAAGATTCTCGATGGATTCGCTGCCATTGGTTTTGACAAAACTTCGCTTGAAGTTGAATACGGAAAACCTATGAGTGAATGGATGGAGTCTGATATTCCAGAGCTACGTGAAGTCCTCAAGGCAAAGAAGATTGAACAAGCGCAGCAAGCGCAGCAAGCGCAGCAAGCACAGCAAGAGCAGGCAAAACAGTATACCGATCAAGGCGAACTTTAACTAAAGGAGAACCAAGTGATAAATACTGAAACAATACCATCGCTTTATGAACTACGAAAATATCATGAGATGAAGTTCGCGGAGCTTGAAAAGAAAATTTCAGACTTGGAGGTATCATTGTGGAACCTGCAAGAAATGATTGCATCCCAAAAAAATAGGGATGTCGGCTATGTCAATGGAATTTTTGGAGGCATTTTATAAAACATAGAGCATGACGCCAACAAAGGAGAAAACCATGTTTGAATTAAAAGTAGAGCAACCAATCAACCCACCAGAATTAACCGAAGCAGAGGAGCGAGCTAGGGAACAATTCCAAGCCAAGAAAGAAGCGTGGGTAGAAGATATGGTTTCAGAATGTATGCACGACCAAGACTGGGTAGTGGATGCAATGATTTCCCAGCTATCCGATAACCAAGATACTCAAAACCGTTTGGCAGACCTGATTATGGGGCATGGTGATAGAAGTATCATCATCGCCAATCTGAAACTCGACTGCATGGACTGGATACGGGCAGAATTACAGAAAAAAGCCGACAGGATGTTCGTATGAAACTTACCGACCGCCACGTATTTTTTATTGTAGTAATCGGCTATGCCGTTTCCTTGATCTTTGGAGTCTAAGCCATGAAAATAAGATATGGAACCTACACAGCAAAGCAACTCGCTGACCAGAACTGCCGCTGCACCCGCTGCGAAGAAGCTAAACGCGGGGAGCAGTTGGAAGCCGTTAAACGGGCCATTGCCCAATTTGAGCAGAAGGAAAATAATGAAAACCACTTTAAAAGCCATCAGAAGTCATAGCCCCTGCGAATCCGGCTGGACAAAGCTATTGGACTATCTCAGAAAAACTAAAGCCGATGACGAACCACTATCGCTACTCGAAATATTAAAAAGCAACGGACTGGATGATGCTTTGTGGTGTCTTCGGGCGGTGGATGGACATGATGAGGAAATAAGACTTTACGCCGTCTGGTGTGCCCGGCAAGTGCAACATCTGATAACAGATCCAAGAAGTCTGGATGCGTTGGATGTTGCCGATGCTTTTGCCAACGGTAAAGCCACAAAAAAAGAATTGGCTGCTGCTAGGGATGCTGCTTGGGCTGCTGCTGGGGCTGCTGCTTGGGCTGCTGCTAGGGCTGCTGCTAGGGCTGCTGCTGGGGCTGCTGCTTGGGCTGCTGCTAGGGATGCTGCTAGGGCTGCTGCTGGGGATGCTCAAGAAAAAGAATTCATCCGAATTTGCGAGTTATCAAAAAGGAGCTGACATGGAGGGCAGAAAATGCAGGCCTCAAAAAGAAACAATGGATAAGATCTAGAAAATCCTAAGGGACGGCGAAGCCATCCCGCTTGATTGATGAGGTAGAAAGCGATGAAACAGAAGAAACCATACCACTGCGAAGGATGCAAGTACCATCACAAAGCCGGACACAAACAAGGCACGCCTTTGCACGGCAGTAAGTTCGACAACTGGTGTTGCAAGTATTCGACGGCGGCACCGAGATCGGTAAGCATCTGCAAGATTCAAGGCGGAAAATCTTCTAACGCCTGAATTCAAAGGCGGGCGGCTTTATCGCCCGTCCGGTGGAATGACGGGTTACGCGTAACTTTGGAGAAGGACATGGACATGACAGAAAAAGAGTGGGACGAAGCGAAGCAGTTTGGGCAATACCTGCTGGAGCAAGGAGAGGATGAGAGCGAAGCGGTTGTTGAGTTTCGACGCCAAGACCTGGCCGCGTACCTTGGGATGCTCGGCTTTTGCCACAAAGGAAGCGATGACGTGCAGACTGACGCAGCTAAGAGCACGGCGGCGATTGCGTGGGGCTGGTTGTGGCATGTGACCACGGCGGATGACCGCGTAAAGACTGCGCGGCATTTGCTCGGGCAGATGCTCGACAAAGATCTTAAGCGGTATGGCATCCAGACGGCAAAGGCCGAAGGCGCACAGGTGAACGTGCAGGAAATCGAGGCCGCAATGCTGCGCGGCGAGTTCGGTGACGCATAACGTGTGACATAACCGGCGCAGGCAGCTTTATCGCCTGCGTCCG